CTGAATTTCAATGAAGCGATGATTGATAACAGATTTAGACATTCCATCAGTTGCAAATTGCTTCGCGTGTCCGTATCGTCTGAACAAACTTTGGATGGCATTGGCGAGATCAACCTCTGTCTTGATCACATTTGGGGCTGTGTCGTCAGCATTGAGGAGCTCGAGATTACCAGCGGAAAAAACACGCATAGCATCACGGACTCGCATGTAATCCTCATCGAGTTTCCGAGCGTCTTGATTGTCATACAGGAATGGACGAAGAGAGCCAGTAGTATGTGATTCATAGCCAGCTTCCACAAAGTAACTGACTGTAGACATAACTGCATCCATCAGGTCAAAGCATGTTTTGTGTTTCTCTTGGGCATTGACTGCGAAGAGGGTGAGATTGCCAAGTTTGATATTGACATCAGCTGCTTTGCACATTCCTGCAGCCACACAAATCGACAAAATGCGGGATACATGTGAAAAAGCAGGTAGACTTCGTGCTTCACGCCAATTGGTCACAGCAAAACGAAACTGCTCTAACCACAATGGCACTGAGTCATCAAAAATGTCTCCAGATTGGGCCGAATATCCATCAAGATCAACATCAGAAAAAAGATCTTTGATGAAAGAATAAACGCTTCCTTTGAGGTATATCTTCAAGTGCTTAGCCAAAGCTGCAGAAAAACCTTTCCAGCTTCTACAATCGGCCAAAACAACCAATAGAAGCAAAATTTCCTCAAGTTCGGAGATCAAATGGTCACAATCAGCATTTTTTCCTGTTGCCAACTTCTGTAAAGCTCCTATTGTGTCATAGACACGCTCAAAACGTACAGAGCCAGGGCTCGAATGTGCCATGTAACCAGTAACATTCTCCGGGAGTACAGGAGTCTTATTCTTCTTACGATTAGTGCGCCATTGGATTTGCTTGTGTTTCATCCTCATCATTTCTTTGTGTCGCTTTTCATGCTTCATGAGACCACGAGATCTCTGTTGATAACGTTCTCTCCTGTAGTCTTTATCTTCGATTCCTGATTGCATGTAATATCTCTTTGAACGGTGATAGAGATTGTAGTAGAACCTGAATTTTGGGATGTATCGCACACATGCAACAACAATGAAGCACATGTATATGATTGGGGGAGAAAAAACAATGAAGGGCAAAAGGGCATAGAATGCATCGGACATGTTAGTCAAAAGAACTGAGATATATCCAATGATCCAAGAGACAAGGAGACGGCGACTGATCTCAAGAGCATCAATGTGCTTGTAAAAGAACAATTGCCAGGGCAGGGTGGGCTCATATCCGCTCTGAGCGGAGTAGAGTTTGTCGGTTCCAATATTTGATCCAGGACCTGTAGCAACGCGATTGCTCACAACCATATCTTGAAAATGCTGATACATGTATGTGAGCTCCTCAGGATGATTTTTCCATTCATAATTCCTGTGTCGCCATGAAGTGTCCGGTTCAATTT